AGACAGTTAGGTGCCCCTGTCTTAGAAATTAATGTCGCTGAAGAACAACTTCAAGACTTGATGGATGATGCCATTCAGCATTTTCAAGAGAGACACTATGATGGTGTTGAAAAGGCATTTTTAAAATATCAAATCACTGAGAAAGATGTGGAGAGGGGTAAAGCAAGACCCCCAGGTGCATCAAGTGCAACAACAGAAACTGGTATTGTAAACTCACAGGTTACTGCTACTGTTGGCGGTGATAATACAACTTTTAATTACTATGAGAACAGTAATTATATTCAGGTTCCACCACAAGTCATAGGGATTGAAAAGATATTTAAGTATGATGATGCTCAGGCAGCAAGCAGTGCCAACATGTTCAGTTTCAAGTATCAACTGTTCTTGAATGACATTTACTACTTTGGAAGCACTGACTTACTTTCATATCAGATGTCTATGAGTTATCTGGAGACAATGGATTATCTCCTCAATACTCACAAGAGAATTAGATACAATATCAGACAAGATAGATTGTATCTTGATGTTGATTGGGATAACTTGAAAAAAGATGAGTTTATAATTCTTGAGTGCTGGAGAGCACTTAATCCTAATGATTATTCAAAGGTGTATAATGACCCATTCCTTAAGAGATATTTGACTGCTTTAATTAAGAGACAGTGGGGTCAGAATCTTATCAAATTCACTGGTGTCAAACTGCCTGGAGGTATTGAATTTAATGGCAGGCAACTCTTTGATGATGGTCAAAGAGAACTTGATGAAATCAAGGCAGAAATGCTAAGTAAGTATGAGTTACCACCAATGGATATGATAGGTTGATGTTATGCTCAATCCATATTTTCTAAACAACTCTAAGCAAGAGCAAAATCTCATACAAAGTCTGGTCAACGAACAGTTGCAGATGTATGGGATTGAGATCTATTACATCCCTAGAAGGTATGTAAAGAAAAACACTGTCATAAGAGAAGTAATTCAATCTGAGTTTGACAATGCCTACCCATTAGAGGCATATCTTGACAGTTATGATGGATATGGTGGTCAAGGAACACTTCTGTCAAAGTTTGGTATTGAGGAACAAGATGACTTGACATTAGTTGTATCAAGAGAAAGATATGAAAATTATGTCACACCTCTTATTAAGGATGTGCCAAATATTGAACTTGCAACTAGACCAAAGGAAGGTGATTTAATTTACTTCCCACTAGGTGACAGGTTGTTTGAGATTAATTATGTTGAACATGAGCAACCATTCTATCAATTACAAAAGAACTACGTTTATACCCTCAAGTGTCAACTCTACAGATATGAGGATGAGGTTCTTGACACTGGTGTAGAGACCATTGATGATGAGATTGAACAGATTGGATACATCCAGAAACTACAACTAATTGGAGTTGCATCACCTGCAACTGCAGTCATATCTGGTATTTGTTCTGGTGTTATAAGTGGTGGTGCTGGTGAACTCAAAGAGGGCATCAAAATAACAAATATGGGTGGTGGTTATACATCAGAACCAACAGTTGCTATTTCATCTGCACCTGCAGGTGGTATAGATGCCAAGGGGGTAGCAGTTGTTGCCTATGATTATGTAAATTGTGAAGGTAAAAAAGGTGGAACCGTAGTAGCAATTGACCTTATAAATGCTGGTTGTGGTTATACTGAAAAACCATCTATTACAATAACAGGTGGAGGTGGTTCTGGTGCTACTGCTGAGGTTGTAGGTATTGAAACTGTTGGGGGCATTATGCCAATCACCATTACTGATGGTGGTGGTGGATATGTTTTAACTCCTACTGTTGGAATATCAACCCCAACTCATGTTGGAGCAGCAGCAACAGCAACAATTGGAATACCTGTTAGTGCTGGTGCAGGATCAAGTGTAATTGATACCACTATCAGTGTTGGTATTGCCACATATCTTTTCCCTGGTGGCACTACAGGTGGTGTTTTCTACAAGACTGCACCAACAGTCACATTTTCAGATCCAACAGGATCAGGAAATAATGCAACAGCAACTGCAACCATTCAAGATATTGCAATAAGTGGTGGTAGAGTTGATTCACTTACTATTACTGATGAAGGCAAGTTCTATACGACAGTTCCTACAGTAACTATTGCTCACCCTGGAGTAAGCATTGCATCTGCTACCATAGGAATTGCAGGATCATCTATTGATGCAGGTTCTATTGCCTTTAGCACCACAGGAAGAGCATATACATCTGCACCTACTGTAGCAATATCAACATCTGGAACAATGCTTGCACCAACTGTAACTGCAGTTGGTATTGCAACAATCAATCCAATTACAGGTGTTGTTACTGCTGTATCATTTGATGTTGCTGATGCATGGGCAGTAGGTTCAGGTGCAACCATTGGTGCAGGTTACACAGTTGCTCCTAGTATTTCATTCTCCTCACCATCCCCTGTTCAAGCAACTGCCACAGCAACAGTTTCTACTGGTGGTTCAGTTACAAGTCTTTCAATTGGAAACAGTGGATTTGGTTATATTTCAGCACCAACAGTATCAATTTCAGCACCTGCTGGTTTATCTACTCAATTTACTGCTACTGGTATTGCAACCATTAGGTTTAATTCTATATCCACAACTGGAACACTTTCAACAACATCAACATCCATCACTGGTATTGATACAACAGGAATAATTGTTGGTGATAGAGTCAGACTTGGTATTGGTCATAGTGATCTCTATAATTTTGTACCTGCAGGAACTTTTGTCAGTGGTATTGGCGCAGGTTCAATCACAATCAATCAAGCATCAACAAATGTTGGAATTGCAACTTCAGTGTTTGAGTTTGGTATTGATCAATGTGGTATTGTAACTGGCATTAATGTTACATACAGTGGAGGAGGATATTTGACACCTCCTACAATCACAATATCTAATGATCCTAAATTCAAGAATTATGTTGACATTCAAGCAGGTGTTGCAACAGCAGTTGGTATAGCAAGTATCAATGCTGCTGGTATTATTACAAGTATAAACATTGTAAACAGTGGTAGTCAATATGTGTTAACACCAACTATTGAAGTCTCTTCACCAGTTTCTTCAAGCACTGGTTCATTTGTCTTTAATGAAATTGTCACTGGTCAAAGATCTGGCACCACAGCAAGAGTCAAATCATATGATGCTGTCAACAATATACTTGAGGTATCAATAGTTGATGGAACATTTGATCCAGGAGAACAAATTATTGGTTCAGAGTCTGGTGCTTCACATACAATGAAGGAGCAAGATAAGTATGATACTGTTGATCCATTTGCAGATAATGACAATATTGAGATACAAGCAGATGACATTATTGACTTTACAAAGACAAATCCCTTTGGAATGCCTTAATTAAAAAGTTGTTAAATAGTATTGTAACAGTAGTGACACCATGTTTGAGCATTTCTATAATGAGATCTTCAGGTCTGTAATCATAGCATTTGGATCTCTATTCAATGGTATTGAAATTCATAAGAAGGATGCAAATGATGATACTTACAGTATCATCAAAGTTCCTCTTGCTTATGGACCTACACAGAAGTTTCTTGCAAGATTAGAACAGCAGGAAGATTTGAATAAACCTGTTCAAATGACTCTTCCCAGAATGTCATTTGAGTTTACTGACTTAACATATGATCCTGGTAGAAAGGCAACTCAAACACAAGCGTTTCACCCTGTAACTGAAAATGGAACAAAGACCAAAAAGGTCTATATGCCTGTTCCATACAACATGGGATTTGAACTGTCAATCATGACAAAGTTAAATGATGACATGCTTCAAATTACTGAACAGATTTTACCTTACTTCCAACCATCTTATACATTACCTATCAAACTTCTTGGTGGACTTAAAGAAGTTGTGAATGTTCCAGTCCAACTGGAAAATGTTTCAATGACTGATGATTATGAAGGAAACTTTGATACAAGAAGAGTTCTAGTTTATACTCTTAGATTTACTGCTAAGACATTTCTGTATGGTCCTATCACTGATGTATCAACTGATGTCATCAAGAAGGTACAAGTTGGATATGTTTCTGGCAATAGAACAACTGGTGGTCAGGCATATGAAAGAGATGTCACTTACAGAGTTGTTCCTAGAGCAACCAAGGATTACAATGGAAATGAGTTGACCACAACCACTGAAGATATTGATACCACAGAAACTATTATTTCTGTTGCTGATGGAACTTCAGTAACAGTCAAAGAATACATTACTATTGGTGATGAATCAATGTTTGTTGATAAGATTACTGGCAACAAACTGACTGTGAAGAGAGGTCAAAATGCAACATCTGCCACCAGTCACGTGAATGGGGCACCCATTATGGGTATTGAGGCAGCAGATGCTGACTTTATTGATATTGGTGACAACTTTGGATTTGATGGGAGTGTCTTCTGATGACAGATGATAATATTATAGATGTAACTCCTGGTAAAGAGAAACCTGCTCATCTTACAAAAGGTGATGTAGAAAAAGATTATGAATATACTAGAGGAAATCTATATTCAATCATTGAGAAGGGTCAGGAAGCAATCAATGGCATTTTAGAACTTGCTCAAGAAAGTGAGATGCCAAGAGCATATGAGGTTGCTGGTCAGTTGATCAAAAATGTTGCTGATGCAACTGATAAACTGATGACCCTACAGCAGAAGTTGAAAGATGTAGAGGAAGAGAAAGTAAATAAAGGACCAACTACAGTTAACAATGCTTTGTTTGTTGGTTCAACAGCAGAACTCCAAAAATTACTGAAGAATAATAATCCTGATAAATAATACATCAGGGAGAGAAATCCCAAAGTATTATTACTAATAGAATGTCTAAGAAAGAGGACTTGCCGTCAATAAACGATTATCTAGAGGATAGTGAGCTTCCCTCTTATAAAGATTTTATTGAAGAAGAGAAAGATTTACCATCTGTAGAAGATTATATAACCACACAACCTCTTGAAGAGGATCAAACCATTGAAGATGCAAATGGAAACACATTTGCAGAAGTTATTGACGTCATAAAAGCACCAGAATGGGGAGAACTGGTCAAATTAGTCAATGATGTAAGAAAAGAAATACCTGAAATCCCAGAAATTAAGTCATATGATGAAGAAATTGCTCAAATAAGTGAAAAAATTGCAGAAATTTCTGATAATTTTTCACAGTATGACCTTAAAAGTGATAAAATCTATGACTTAAGAGCACAAAATGAGCAATTTGAGGAAAAATTAACTGAAATTGAGCAAAAAATCCCTGAAATTCCTGAAATCAGGTACTATGAAGGTGATATTGAGTTAATTTATAACAAAATTTCAAGAATTAAGGAAGAAATTGAGTCTCTTCCTGAGGTAAAATACTACGAAAATGACCTTGATGCCCTAAAATCAAGGATTGAAGAGGTAAATGAAAATATTCCAACCTTCCCAAAGTGGGTCAATGAGGTTAATGAGGTCCCAGACTTCTCTTGGATTGGAAAAACCTTTGGAGTTATTGATGATGACTTTAAAAAGGTCCAAGGACACCTTGATTTAATCAAAGATACCATTCAATCAAGGGTTTCTGAGTTAAATGAGACCATTGAGACCAAAGATTTTGAACAAAGAGTAGATTCAAAGACTCTTTCTGAGAATTTAGACTCTACAAATACCAGATTAACTGAAACTAAGGACAAAATCTACAAAGAACTGAGGGAAATGACCCTCAGAGTTTACGATCATCACAAAGAATTCAAAGATGATGATAGAAAACTAAAAAAAGCAATATTAGGTGAGCAAAACAAACTCAAACAGACTTTAAAAGAGCAAATTAAGTCTATTGAGAAGGAAAGTATCAAGACAGATGAGAAAATCATCTCTTTTTACACTGATTTAAGAGAAGAAGTAGAGCAAAAGTTCAATTCTCTTCCAGAAGTCAAATATTATGACAAAGACATAAAAAAACTGCAAGTTGAGGTCACAAATGTAAAGACCAACATCAAAGGTCTTGTTACTGAACTCTACAAAATTGCAACTGTCATTAAAAAGCAGCAAAAAACTCTTACTGAGGGTCTGCTTAATGAACCTCCCAATGAGAAAGAGACTGCTGGTGGACAAACTGACCCACTGACACCTCTTGATCAAAAATTTGCCACTCTTGATGACCTGTCAAAACACTACAGGTTGTTTATTAGTAGAATTCAGACACAACTATCCACTATGGGTGGTGGTGGAGCAGGATTCATCAAAGACCTTGATGATGTCACTTTTGATGGTTCTGATAATCAACTCCTTATCTACAATGCTTCAACATCTAAATGGGTTGGTATTGATAGTTCCAAGATTCAAGGTTCTGTAGGTGCTGCAGGAACCTGGGGTATTGACTCAGTTGGTATTCATACTGTCAAGTCTGTTGGTATCAATACAACAACTGCAAAAGCAGGTGTTTCACTGCATGTTATTGGAGACATTGAAGCAACTGGAAATGTCAATGTTGGTGGTACAATTACATATGATGATGTTGTCCATGTTGACTCACTTGGTCTTTCCACATTCAGAAGTGGAATTGAGGTAAACACAGGAACAGCAACAACTGCTTTACTTGTACGTGGTGATGCAAGAATTACAGGCATTCTGACTATTGGTCAATCATCTGTAACCATTGATGGTGACAACAATACTGTCACCACTGGTATTGTTACTATCACAAACAGTCAAGTTATCCTTGGCAGCAATGTAACAATCAATGCATCTGCTACAGGTATTAACTCTGCTCCTAATGTTTTCTATGTTGCCAAAGATGGTGATGATAACAACAATGGAACATCAATTGATAATGCAAAACTGACTATCGCTGGTGCTGTTGGAGTAGCACAATCAGGATCAGTCATTAAAGTGCTGTCAGGAAACTATGTTGAGAGTAATCCTATCACACTCCCTGCATTTGTTGCTGTTGTTGGTGATGACCAAAGAACTGTCAAGGTTCTACCAAGCAATACCACACAAGATATCTTCCATGTAAACAAAGGGTGTAAGTTAGCAAACATGACCTTCTCTGGTCACCTTGCTCCTGCTGCTGCTGTTGCTTTCCCAACAGGTATTGCAACTAATGTAGGTGGTGGCAAATGGAAGGGTCCTTACATTCAGAATTGCACCAGTGATACAACCACAGGAACTGGCATCTTTATTGATGGTGACAAGGCAGAGAAAACCAAGTCAATGAACGTGGATGCCTTCACCCAATATAATCAAGGTGGTGTTGGTGTTGCTGTAACTAATGAGGGATATGCTCAGTTAGTATCTGTATTCACAATCTGCTGTAATGAAGCAATTACAGTTCACAAAGGAGGTCAGGCAGACCTTGCAAATAGTAATTGTAGTTTTGGAACATTTGGTCTAATTGCTGATGGTGTCAGTGACCAACAATTCACAGGTATTGTTACTTCAAGTGGTGCTGCTGGACAAGACAATATTGTAATCAATGTTGGTGCAGTAACCACCAGACCATATGATGGTCAGGTTGTTTATTTTGATCAACTCTACAAGTCTGTAGAATCAATCACAATCACCAATGGGGGCAGTGGATATACTTCTACCCCATCAGTCACAATCACATCACCTACAGGACCAAATGGAGAGGTGGCAACTGCCTTTGCTACACTTGAAGGTGGTGTTGTAACATCAATTGATATCATTAGTAGTGGAAGTCAATATACAGGCACTGCATCTGTAACCATCTCTGCTCCAGACTCAGGCACAACTGCAACTGCTACAGCAGTCATGGCAGATACGTACTACACAATAAATAGTGCTACACCCATAGTGTCTGGAATTACAACATTAACTCTTGCTGAGAATTTATTGAATACAGTTGGAGTTGCATCAACTGCATACTTCTTCCAACAAAGCAAAATTATTGCAAGTTCTCACACCTTTGAATACATTGGTTCTGGTAATACCATTACTGTTGCCACTCCTAAGAGAGGTGGAGTTACAATTCAGGCAAATGAAGTTATCAGTCAAAATGGTGGAAGTGTGATTTATACCAGCACTGACCAGTCTGGTAATTTTAGAATTGGTGATGATTTCCAAATCAATCAGGCAACAGGAACAGTCAGTGGTAGAGCATTCTCCAAGAGTCTGTTCTCAGAAATGACCCCCTTCATTCTAGCACTTAGTTAAATGGCACAGTTAGCACTCAATAGGTTTAAGACAGAGACAATTGTCTTAACAACATCAGATCAAACAATATACACAGCACCCACTGGTTATACAGGCATTGTATTATATGCCCATGTAACCAATGTTGCCTCTTCAGCAACTACATTTACCATGTCTCATGTAAGAAGTGCTACTACAACTGAAATTATTAAAGATGCCTCTGTTCCAGTAAGTGATGCTTATGTGCCACTTGATGGCAAGTTGGTTCTTCAGACCAATGATTCAGTTAAAGCAAGTGCTGGTGCTAATTCATCTCTCAAAGTCCTTCTATCAGTGTTGGAGACTGCTAACTAATGCCTAGACTCATCAGCGAAGTTAATTCAGGTGGTGGTGCAATTGGTATTGCAAGTGATGGTATTGATTTGGGAAATATGAAAAAACTTGATTATGAATCTAACAGAATTGAATATGACACAAACAGTGGAGTAGCAACTGTATTCTCAAACCCACTTACAATCATTGGTCTATAAATACATAGAGACCTTTTTATAAGAAAAATGAAAAAGAAGTGTCCAGATGGAAAATATTATTGTTACACAGATAAAGTGTGTAAGGATATTCCTAAGGGGTTCAAAGTAGTTGGACCTGCTGGAATGCTTCGTAAGGAAAATGGTCACACTGTTGATGATGATGATTCTGAAACCAATGGCAATGGTAAGAAGAATGGCAATGGAAATGGAAATGGTGCCTCAATGAGTGAGGGTTCATTAAGAGACTGGTTTGGTAAATCCAAATCAAAGGATGGTAAACCTGGTTGGGTTCAATCAGATGGATCTCCCTGTGCTAATGAACCTGGTGAAACAAAAACTCCAAAGTGCTACTCTTCTGCAAAGAGAGCAAGCATGACTAAGAAAGAACTTCGTTCAGCAGATGCAAGAAAGTCCAGACAAGATCCTGGGCAACAGCAAAAGTCTGGTGCTGCTAAACCAACTTATGTTTCCACTGATAAACCAAAGAAAAAAATGAAAGAAGAAATGGAAGTCAATGAAGCAAAGGACAAACCTGGTAAGGGCAGTGGTACTAAAGATGCTTGCTATCACAAAGTAAAATCAAGATATAGTGTTTGGCCATCTGCTTATGCATCTGGTGCTCTTGTAAAGTGCAGAAGAGCAGGTGCAAAGAACTGGGGCAATTCAACTAAGAAAGAAGAGTTTATGGCTCTTCCAGAATTCTCTGATATTCAAATCAATGCCATGAGAAATGCAGGCATTGAAGTTGAAGTTTTTGATGAAGCTTGTTGGAAGGGTTATGAGAAGAAAGGTATGAAGACAATGTTTGGAAAGAGATATCCAAACTGTGTCAAGAAGACTAAGAAGGAAGAAATTGAACATTTCTTTGAGAAGAAAAGTTGCAATCACACTCATGAAGGTAAAGAGTGTCCAGAGCATGGAATGAAAGAGTGTCCTAGTGAAAAGATTGATGAGGCAGTAAGAGTACCTGCCAAAACTGGCAATCTTTATCTGGTATCATTTACCTGGAAAGGTAAGTATATGATGATGAAGATCTTCTTCCCAGAAGTAAGCAGACCCACAAGATCTCAAGTTCAGGATGCACTTGAAAAAGTTTATCCTGGTTGCAAGGTATCAAGATTTGACATGACACCATATCAACCTGGTGAACCCATGTTGACTATGGGTGAAGAGGTAGAAGATTTGGAAGAGATTGCACCAATTATTGCTGGTGCAGCTAAGGTTGCTGCAGTTGCTGCTAAGGGTGTTGCTGGTGCTGCTAAGACTGCTGCAAAAGCATCTGTTCCTGTTGCTAAAAAGGTTGGTTCAGGTGTAGCAAAAACAGTTCAAGGTGGTGTTGAAGCAGCTAATGCTGCTGGGAGACAAGCAGGTCAAGAAAGAGCAGTTCAGAAAGTAAAATCTAAATTGAATATGGAAGGTGCTGCCTGGACAAAAAAGGCAGGTAAAAACAAAGAAGGAGGATTAAATGAAAAAGGTAGAAAGTCGTATGAGCGTGAAAACCCAGGAAGCGATCTTAAGGCACCTTCAAAGAAAGTTGGCAATCCTCGCAGAAAGAGCTTTTGTGCGAGAATGAAGGGCATGAAGAAGAAACTAACTTCTGCCAAAACTGCAAGGGATCCAGATAGCAGAATAAATAAGTCATTAAGAGCATGGAATTGTTGATCAATGAAGGAGATAACTCTTGATGACCTCAAGGTTCTTGTAGAGTCATTAGACAACAATGAAGACATTCCTGTCAAACAACCAGAATACAAAACTTTGGTTGAAGATGGGGTGCGTGAAGTACAAGAGAATGTAAAAAATCTCTATGAAGAGATTAGGTTAAATCAAGAGAAGATTGCTGCTGAAAAAGCAGAGTTAGAAAAGAAAACTCTGATTGAATCATCTGTTGAATTACTCCCTGAGAGAACAGAAGATCCTCTTCTATCTGATAAAATTGATTCACTTGCCAAATTGCAGGAGAATCAAAAACTCTTAATTAATAGATTACAAGTTCAACTTGGTTCCCTTGGTGGGGGTGGTGAAGTAAGACTTGAGTTCCTGGATGATGTAGATAGAGATTCTGTTAAGGTTGATGGAAAGGTTCTATCATATCAGGCATCAACTGGTAAGTTTATTGGTGTCACCAACTCTGGAGGTGGAGGTGGAGGTGGAGGCATCGCAAACACCTCTGATGTAAGAGATGCCATTCAGGGTTATTATGCATACTCATCTGACTTCTATACTGTTGGAGTTGCTAACACCAGTCAAGAACTAGAAGAGGATACATTTACTCTTGTTCAACCTCAAATTGGTGCAGCAGGAACTCAATATCATTTGCCCACAGTGATGTCTGATGTATTTGATCAAAACCCTTGGGTTGGTAGTGCAGCAACCATTGGAACAGGTCAGACACAATTCTCTCTTGCTGGATTATCTTCAGGAGCATCTGCAACAGTCAGGGTTGGTTGTATATTTAATCCTGATGTTGACAATGCTAACCTTGATGTGAGATTGACTTTCACAACTAATACAGCAACCCAAGGTACTGGCCTAACTAATTTTAGTATAACTAAAGAACAGGCACTCATTATGAATGAGGGTGCTGATCAGAACTATTCTTCTGAAACAATATTCTCCTTCTTTGTTGGTGATACTCTTGAAGGGACAACAAAGGACAATGCAGGGAGTTTTAACATTCAAGTACAATCTAGTGAGGAAGGAACTTTTGAGATGGCAGCATTCGCAGTAAATGTGGTAGCATAAGATGGCAAAGAAATTCAGAATTTTTGCAGATGTTTCAGCAGGTAATATTTTCTTTGATGGAGGAAGAGTTCAACCTGCACCACTTGGTGGTAAAGTTTTAGCATCAATCAATCCATTTCATTCAGATAGAATTAGAATTGTTAGAACTGATTTATTTGCTAGAGATGGTGTCACTCCAAGAAGAATCTTCAAAGGATTGAAGATAGGTAGAATTAAGAATCAAGCAAATCAAATTCTTTCTACTGATCTTGGATTCAGTGCAGCACAAATTGTTGATTATATCAATGACCAGGCAAATAAGAAGGTCAATGAAATTGATTTCCAAAAAAATTCAGCATTAGTTGGTGGTGGAACAACTATTAATTTTACAGGTAATGTTGATAGTGTTTCAGTTTCTAATGATGTTGTAAATGTTGCAATCTCTACAGGAATACATGCATCTCAACTTACAGGAGTAGTTGGTACTGGAAACCTACCCATTACTAGTCTTGGTGGTGTCAACTTTGTTCCTGGTGAATCAGATGCAACACCAGCATTTGATCTTTCAGATGCTCACAGTCTTCCTTCTGGTGTTTCTACTACAGCTACTGGCATTCTTACGTCTGGTAATAGTACATTAAGACTTACCCTCAATAGTGAAACTACAGTTGATGTTGATGTATCAGCTCTGAATAATGTATCACCAGTATCACTTGCTGCATCCACTTCATACTTCTACCTCAATAATGGTGTTCAACTTGCTAATAATGAACACAACCTTGACAATGGTGTTGTCTTCTATGGTACACCAGTAAGAAGAGGTAATGAAATTGCATTCTCAATTCCTGGCAATAGCACTCACGTTGGTATTTGGAATGGTGGTGTTGGTGTAAGTGGTGGTGATAATGTTCGTAACAAATCTAACTGGCAAGCGAAGTGGCAATACAACCATAACAGAACTGACTGGGAGGCTGCTACTACAGCCACTGGTGCTACTGGTGTTGAATTTCCAAAAGACATTCAAGTAGATAATGGATCATATTATATCAGATATGACCATACAACAGAGAAGTTACAACTCTGGGAAGCTGCTGGAACAGGTGATTGGATGCTATCAGAATCAAATTCTATAGTAGGATCAGGATTAACTGAAACTTATATCTACTTCGCTGCTGGTGATCCTGATGCTGGCACTTTCCTTCCAACTGTCTCAGAAGTTAGGGGACAAGATTTTACACTTAGATCTTACACAGATTCAGATCGTCCTAGTTCAAGTAGTTTCTATGATGGAACCAAAACTAACGATGTGTGGAAATCTAACAGAGCATTAAAAGCTGGATTGAAAGTAAAGTTTACAGTTCCAACAACTGCTGGTAATCAATATTGGGCAACAGCATTTGAGGGAACAGAAGACCTAGGTAGTGGTGAGAACAATGCCTATCAAGCAGGTGAGATGACCTGGAGACTTACTAACCAGGAGAGGTTCACTGCTCATGAAGATGCTACATTGAATACAAATTATACTGCTATTGATGGTAGTACCAGTCTTCCTTTGCCAGGCAGGAATATTTCCTGGAGATATAATGCTGATAACACTTGGGATCTTTTTGATGAAGATACTGATGAGGTAATCCTTACTGGTGATGATACACTAAGTGGTGATATGTATCCACATCTTCTTGCTGTAAACAACTCTGAGGATGTGTTGTCAGACTATGTTCAGTATGAATGGGAGTGGAACAAGGCAGCTTGGTTTATGGAGTATCGTGACTGGGAATCAGGTCACAATGCTAATACTTGGTTGATCCTCTCTGCTAATGGATATGCATTGCAGGAAGCAACCACTGCCCTTATCTCTAATAATGGTTTCTATTATATTGGTTCTGCATTATATAATGTAACCTGGGGTCAGAAGATGAGACCAGGACAAGAGTTTATCTGGACTCAATTGGCCATTAACCAGCATGGTGCTACTAAAAATAACATGAAGATTGGTGTTCTGGATAGCACTAAGAGAGATTATTCCTTCCAAATTAGATTTGATAGAACTGGAAAACCAAAGGCACAAGGTGAACAAGATGGTGCTTTCACACTTGCTGCTGGTATTGATGAAAATACAGTATTGGCTGGTACAAGTATGAGAATGCAGTATGAGTATGGAACTAACAAACTTGTTGTTTATAGTGTAAACGCAGGTGTAAGAACTAAGATTGCTACATCTAATACAGCACTAGATGGTAATCCTATTTTCATCTCTCTTGGTGGTGATTCAACCAGACTTCCTACTGTTCAAGGTATTGAAGTATATGGTTGGGAGATTGCTCATGAACCACCTGGTTATTACAATCCATGGCAGAACTGGAGAATTGGTGGATTCCCAGAGAACCAAGATCTTGGTGGTGTAGGCATTCACAGCACTGGTAACCCACTTGCATGGGCAGCAGATCAAGTATGGAGACATAAGGATGGCATCCCTGCTGGATATAAGATGCACTGGTTGCTTCCTACATCACATCCCAACTCTCAGATTGGACAGTGGAGTTCCACTAATGCATCCTCTGGTTTATCAAACCTTGAGAACAATCAAACTTATTGGGACTGGGCTTTCCAGAGTAACACCAGTGAGGAACTTGATAATCTGAAAGGATTTACGTTTAATACTAGTAACTCCAATTATTCTGCAACTAAGTGGACTGACCCCAATCCTGGTAGCACCAAGTTCTCTATTAGATATCACTCTGACAATAGTATTGATCTCTTTGACGAATCAAACCAAGCAATTATTGCTACCAAGGATGTCAATGGTGATGGCAACCCCATCTATATAAGTTGGGCAGGTGGTGGTGCCACTAGCACACAAGCAGCAATGCAAGATGACTTCTTTGGTGGTGGAGATGTGGGTATTGCACTGACAACAGCAACTGTTTAAAAAATATGAGTGAAATTTATCTTGGTAATCCTAATCTCAAAAAGGCAAACACCCAGATTGAGTTTACACAGGAGAATATTGAGGAGTATTTGAAGTGCAAGGATAACCCTGTTTACTTTGCACAAAATTATGTCAAGATTGTGACTCTTGACCATGGTCTACAACCATTCAAGACCTATGACTTCCAAGAAAAACTTATTAACAACTTTTACAAGAATAGATTTAACATCTGCAAAATGCCAAGACAGACTGGCAAAAGCACGACTGTTATTTCTTTTCTGCTTCACCATGTCGTCTTTAATGACAGTGTTAATATTGGCATCCTCGCTAACAAGGCTAGCACCGCTAGAGAACTTCTGAGTA